ATGCTGAGAAGCGATCTCAGAAGATGCTGGAAGAGGCATTTGGGGGGATTGGCTATGGCATTAAATAAATATCGACTTGGAAGTTTACTCGACTTGTTGTGCCAAACAAATTCAGACCTGCGGTATGGTGTTGAGGATGTTCGTGGTGTTAATAATCTGAAAAAGTTGATGCAAACAAAGGCTGATCTGAATGGAAGAGATTTGAGTAAATTTCAGGTTGTTAATCCTGGGGAGTTTGTGTTCAACCATAGAACTTCAAGGAATGGCTCGAAGTTTAGCATCGCGCTCAACGATGAAAATGCTCCGGTTATTTGCACAGAAGACTATGTAATATTCAGAATTAAGCCTAAATGCGAAATCGTGCTTTTAAATGAATGGCTCTATATGTTTTTTAACCGTTCGGAATTTGACAGATATGTAATAACTAATTCGTGGGGAAGTTCAACTGAATTCTACAACTGGGAAGACATATGTTCAATTGAGATTGAGCTGCCAGATTATCCAACACAAAGAAAATACGTGGATGTATTCAAATCCATGCTTGCTAATCAACAGAGCTATGAACGTGGACTAGAAGATTTAAAGCTCGTCTGCGATGGCTATATTGAGGACTTGAGAAGGAAGATTCCTTGTGAACGAGTAGCGCCATATATCAAAGCGCGCAATGATAAAAACGATAACAACACTATAACTTTGTTTCAAGGAGTCAATGTTGAACATGTTTTCACGGATCCCAAGCGAGTAGCTGAAGACTCCGAAAACGGCAGTATTGTAAGAACTGGTCAGTTTGCATTTAATAAGGTGATGAAAGCGCATAACACCAAGCTCCCGATTGCCCTTCGTGAAGGCCCTGATTGTGTTGTATCAAATTCTTATCAGGTCTTTGAAGTTATTAACCAGAAGAAGCTACTACCAAAATATCTGTTACTTTGGATGAACCGTACAGAAACGCAGAGGTATGCTGGTTTTATCTCATTCGGCACGACAAGAGATATTTTCTCGTTTGACGATTTGTGTGAGATATCGATTCCGCTACCGGATATTGGATTACAAAAAGATATCGTAGATATATATACAGTTTACCAAACTCGTCAAGCTATCAATGAGAAGTTAAGGATGCATATTAAAGACATCTGTCCATTGCTGATAAAAGGTTCTATCGAGGAAGCCCAAAAGGAGGCATAGGCTATGGCCAAGCTGAAAGAATACTACGGTCACTTCTGCGAGTCGGAATATGAGTATGCTTTCATCGGCTTGTTGGAGGCGGAAGAATGGCAGTATCTTGCCGGCAACAATATTCCTCGTCCCTCCAAAAAAGATGTGTTGTATAACGACGATCTTGCAGCCTTTTTGAGCAATACAAATCCAGATCTGAAGGAAGAAGAAATCGGTCAGCTCGTTGACAATGTTCGTCTTGTGGGCGCTGAAAGTGACTTTGCAACGCTGCACAAGGTCTATGGCTGGATGGTTGACGGAGTTCAATATACTCCGCAGAGCGGAATAGCCAGGATGGTGTCGCTCATTGACTTTGAAGACCCAGACAATAATATCTTCCGGGTCGTGAACCAGCTTGTTGTAGAGTACACCAACAATGGCAAGAAGGAAAACCGCAGACCAGATGTTCTTCTATATGTCAATGGAATGCCGCTGTGCGTCATTGAGCTGAAGAATCCTGCGGATGCCAATGCCACTATTCATGATGCATGGGAGCAGGTCAATATACGTTATTGGAGAGATATTCCGCATCTGCTGCACTACTGTCCCCTGGCCTGTATATCCGATGGCGTGAAAACAAGACTCGGTACGGTTCGCACTCCCTATGAGCATTTTTATTCCTGGCGCAGAATAAATGACGGTGACAGAGTGTCCACGATGCCTTTTGCGGAAACGGAGACCATGATAAAGGGCGTGTACAGCCCGACAAGATTCCTTGAAATCTTCCGTGACTATGTCTATTTTCAGGACAGCATTTATGACCGCAGCGAGGTCGAAATTGTCTGCCGTTATCCGCAGTTCTTTGCGGCAAGATTGCTAAAACAGAGCATCGCCAAATCTGTTGTGGAGAAAAGCGGCAAAGGTGGCACCTACTTCGGCGCAACCGGCTGCGGAAAAACCTATACAATGGCCTTCCTCGCCCGTCAGCTTGCTCTTCGCTGCACAGATATCCCGGAAATCGGTTCTCCGACAATCGTTATGATTGTTGACCGTGAAGAACTTCAGAAGCAAGGCGCAAAGCTCTTTACAAAGAGTAAGGAATTCCTGAATCTTGGTGAAGTCTCGGTTGTTCAAAACCGCGAGCACCTAAGACAAGAGCTGGGTGCACGCCAGAGCGGTGGTTTCTATATCTGTACGATTCAGAAATTCTGCGACAGAGAGGACGATAAAATCGGCCTCATCAACAACCGTAAGAACATTATCTGCTTCTCCGATGAAGCGCACCGCACCCAGTTGGAGCACGCCAAAAAGATTCAGTTCAGCAAGGATGCTGACGAGAATATGAAGGCTATGGTCTCCAAGCCATATGCCAAAGTGCTGAAAGAAGCGTTCCCGCAGGCAACCTTCGTAGGCTTTACGGGCACACCAATTTCAGAAACCTACCAGACCTTCGGTGAAGAGATTGACCGTTACACCATGGATCAGGCTGTTGCGGATGGACTGACAGTTTCCATCATGTATCATCCCCGCATTGCGAAGGTCTTGCTTGATAAGGAAAAGGTAAAGCAGATAGAGGCCTATTACAGGATCTGCGCCGATGAAGGTGCAACAGAAGAGGATATCGAGGCAAGTAAGAAGGCTATGAGCTCTATGGAGATCATTCTCGGAGAACCTTCGCGGCTTGAGCGGCTTGCCGTGGATATCCATGACCACTATACTGCCGCTTGCAATGAAGATCCGGACAGAGTTCAAAAGGCCATGATTGTCTGCTCCAGTAGACCAATTGCCTATGCTTTGCTCAAGAAGTTCAAGGCAAAGTATTCGGAATGGTTTGAAGAGAAGAAAGTGGCGGACGGAGTATCTGCCACTGCTGAAGAACTGAGGGAACTTAAGCCGATGCCCTTCATGGCAATGGTTACGAGTGTCGGCAAGAACGACGAAGCCGAAATGTACAATTATCTCGGCGGCGTTTCAAACGACAAGCGTTCCGGAGACCTGGATGCAGCCTTTAAACAGGAAAAATCCAATTTTCACGTCGTTATTGTCGTGGACATGTGGATCACCGGCTTTGATGTTCCGTCCCTCACTTATATGTACAATGATAAGCCTCTGAAGAAGCATATGCTGATTCAGACAATCAGCCGTGTCAACCGGAAGAATCCCGGTAAAGAATACGGCATGATTGTGGACTATATCGGCATTCGGGAAAACATGCGTGAGGCCATGAAGATTTACGGAGGTGACACATCCATCGCTCCTACTGCAGATGATGTTGAGCAAGCAACCGGCGTGTTCAGAGAGGAATTGACCATTCTGAAGACGCTGTTTACGGATTATGACTTGTATCCGTTCTTGAACCCGAATGGCGACCCCGTCAAGCGCTATACGCTTCTTGCAAAAGCTGCGGAGTATGTATTCGCTTCCACGCAGGAATTGCATGCTGAAGGCAGCAAAGGTTCTCAGACGGTATCCTTTAAGACCTACTTTCTAAATACAGTTAAGAGGATGAGAACCGCTTTCGATATTTGCCAGCCCTCCGGTGAACTTGGTGAAGAAGAATCCGCCCTTGCCCAGTGCTTCATGGCTATCGCCGGTTTTGTCCGCAAGATGAGTGGAACAAGTGAGGTCGATGCCGATACCATGAACAAAGCCGTTGCCAAGATGGTTGAAGAAGCCTTGAAATACAACGAAGTTGAAAGTGTACTGGAAAGTGGTGAGCAGGAAGATATCTTCAGTCCGGAGTATTTTGAAAAGCTGTCCGATGTCAAAATGCCAGCCACAAAACTTGAAATGCTCGTGAAGATGATTCGCAAACAAATCATGGAGTATGGCAAGATTAATCAGGTTGCCGCAAAGAAATTTCAAGAGATGCTTGATAAGACGATTGAAGAGTACCACGAGCGGCGCAAGAGTCTTTCGGCAAAAGAAGCCGGTGCGACTCAGGAAGAAGCGTCTGATGACATAATCAAGAATGCCACAGAACAAGCTCTTGCTATTCTGCGAGATATGAAAGTCAATAAAGAGAGCTTCCGAAAAATTGGGCTCACTTTTGAAGAAAAGGCGTTCTACGACATATTGATTTCTCTCCGTGACCAGTACAATTTTGAGTATGGCAACGATAAGTCCGTTGACGGTATTATCATCAACGATAAGTGCAAAGAGCTTGCCAAAAAGGTGAAGGAAATCATTGACACCAAGTCCTCCTTTGCAGATTGGCTTAACAACCAAAATGTTCGTGACCAACTAAAGCTTGACATCAAGATTTGCCTTATCAAGAACGGATATCCGCCGCAGTACAGCCCGGAGGTGTTCAATAAGGTAATGGAACAAGTCGAAAACTTTGAAGAAAATAACTGAATACAGGACGCATAAGAGGAATGTTGAACGTGATTGTGAACAAATCAGTCAGTAGCAGGACATGGGATGGCGTTTGATTGTACTATGGGAGTGTGAGATCTCAACGAAGGAAAAGCAAGAAACGCGGTTACAGTCGCTCCTGGATGAGATAAAAAGCCATCGAAATATAGGAGGCGGTGCTTATGGCCACAGGCCGTTCATTCGCAGAATATGTAAAAAACAAATGCTATAACGGCTTGTACCAGGCAGCAGAAGAATATGTTACTGAGAATTGGGAGTCGATGAATCTTTATACCCGGAATGTCCATCGTATCGGGTTTGTTGAGATGACTGACGCCACAATCGAGAGGGTATATGTCCGAGATCTCCCGGGAATGCGCGTTGCTTTTGAAATCGGGCTGCAGCTGGAAATCGATGTCAAAGAGGGCGATTACCACTATGACGAAAGTGACCAGTGTTATCCTTGGATACGAATTTATTGTGAGGGCGATCTCTCTTGCGGTCTTGATGACTGGGAGATCATTCGGGTAGAACCGTACAGTAAGATTACTGCACCTCCAAATTCTCTATCAGATGCTCTTGTCCCTTTCATTCCCTACGATCAACTGGATAAAGGCGCTACCGACTTTCTAAAAGAACTTTATCCGGAAGCGCTTAAGGTTACACCTTACGGCCAGCCTCCTGTTAGCGTTGATCCGCTTGCTCTGGCAGATAGTCTGGGGCTAAAGATAAAGCGGCAGCGTATCCATGAAGATGCGTCTGTGTTCGGGAGGATATATTTCGTTGACACCGAAACGGAAATGTTCGATGCCAATGAGGGTAAGAATGTCATTATGACCATTCCTGGAAAGACCATCGTATTTGATCCCCAGATGTATCTGCTACGCAATCTCGGCTCTGTAAACAATACGATTATCCATGAGTGCGTCCATTGGGTTAAACACCGAAAAGTCTTTGAACTCGAAAAGCTATATAACGCCGAAGCCTCCAATATCAGCTGTGAAGTTATCGGCGGTGCGGCGTCGGCGGTTGCCCGTAGTGCGACTGAGAAGATGGAGAAACAGGCAAATCAACTGACGCCGAGAATTCAGATGCCCGCAGAGCCTTTTAAAGCAAAAGCAAAAGAGTATATCGCTAAGTTCATGCGCGAGTCAAACGCACGTCATGAAAATGAGGTCATGGAGCAGGTCATTACCGCTCTAGAGATGGCATTTGGCGTATCAAAGCAAGCGGCAAAGATACGGCTTGTTGAACTGGGCTTTGATGCAGCCATCGGTACATATACTTATCTTGACGATCACTATGTTAAGCCGCACACATTCCGAAAGGGAGCCTTGAGTGTCAATCAGACGTTTTCCATTTCAGCGCAGGATGCGGCGGTCGAACGTTTTGTTAATCAAGATCTTCGTGAGCTGATCGCGAGTGGCGATTACCTGTTCGTTGATAATCATTACGTCTATAATGCGCCGCTCTACGTGCAGCGCGATGAAAATGGACGGTTCGACCTGACAGATTATGCAAGGTCGCACATGGACGAGTGCTGCCTGGTCTTTGACATGAAGATCACCGGCAAGGTCGGTGAGGAATATCACACAGCGTGTTTCCTAAACCGCGAAGACAGCAATATCACATTTGAACTGAAGTTCCATAACGGTTATCAGAATGCTCCGCAGGAACGACAGGTGGCAATGCGTAAGAAACAGAAGGAAGAGGAAATTGAAATTCGCAAGCAAATGACCGATGATCCGGAGCAATGCATGGAATTGTTGTTGAATTGGCGAGGAATGAAGTATACGGATTTGGGTGACGCGATTGACCGTGATCCGAAAACAATTAGCCGGACTGTAAAAGGCTCTACAAATCCTTCGGTGGAAACAGCAGTGCTGATTTGTTTCGGAATGAATCTTCCGCCTGTTATTAGTGAGAAATTATTGGAGGTACTGAACTGTAAATTGAAGCTAATAAATCCTGACCATCAATGGATTAATGAAGCACTGCATGTAAAATATCCGGAGCAATTAAGCGTGGTGCGTCAATACCTTTTGCAATATGGGGTAGAAATATAAAAATCGAACAAAAAAGCGGACATGGCGTGTCCTTTATATTGCGGTAAAGATCTATGTGTAAAATCATGGGTCTTTTCTGTGGTACAAATACAATAATACAAACCTGTTCCACCAAGAGTAAGTAGGAAGAAAATACCGCAATCTTTCCTGTGACCAATCGAGGAGCAAACCGTCGGAGTTATCTATGAAGCCTATTAAAGGCAGAAATGGATGGCTCCGGCTTTTTTATTAGCATGGACTTTGACCAGACACGGCATGTCCATTTTCAAAAAATATTCCGTGGTAGATTAATGATAGCAAGGCATTAAGCCTTGCAAACGTAAAAAATCTCAATGTCCGAGATGCGCATCAGGACGGCGGGATGCATGAGAGTTTAGGGCACAGCATTAAAGGCTGTGTTTGGAATGAAGATGCACCCACCGTGATTTCGTGCGCCCATTTATCGGACAAGCGAAGTTTGTGAACAGCTTCTTCCACAGGCTCTTTATGTGTCCCACCGTCAATGCCCCGGACGGAAAGGACGCAACAAGTGCAAATCAATTACAGAAACGCTGACGGCAAAATCATCGAGCTGGAGGTGTCCGAAGAAGTCGGAACCTTCTATTTGGAATCAATCGATGCAGAAAAGAAAAACGACCGAAAAAACTCACGCCCGGATCGACATACACAGCTTTCGACCTTCGATTACGAGGATGTTCGCTATTTCAGCGATGGAACCGATCTGCTTGCGGACTTAATTGAGACTGAGGCAATCAGCCACGCCATGTCTTGCCTGAATGAACGCCAGCAATACCTGGTTCGCAAGTGCCTGCTGGAGGGATGGTCATATACCAAACTTGCCGCCGCTGAAGGTAAGGATGAATCCGCAATTCGCCACGCCATAGATAGAGCTAAGAAGAAGCTTAGATATTTTCTTGAATAGGACCGTCCGATTCGGACCTTTCTCCTGGCTTAAAGCGAAAGCACACACAAAAAAGCTTTCAGAAAGGCAAGGTGAAGCACATGAGGCAAACGCTCAGAATCAGTGTTTCCAAGGAACCACCGGGCGGCGGGATCGTTGGCTGCCGACACGTCACCATGCGGGAGCGACTCCTTCGGCTCCTGCTTGGCAGCAAACAAAGGCTGACGGTCATTGTACCCGGTGACAATGTAAAAACACTGTCCATCGTTGAAGAGGGAGGTGAAAGCGGTGAGCAAAATCAAGCTGCTATTTGATGTGGTCGATACCATTCGCTCTCTGGCCGACAGCCTGCAAGCGATAGCGGAAGCGATGGCGGGAAATGAACCTGCCGAGACTGCGTCAGAAGCGCTGACCTCTGCGCAACCAAAGCAAACGGAAAAGCCCGTATCACTGGAGCAGGTCAGAGCTGTATTGGCTGAAAAAAGCCAGGCTGGTTTTACTGCAGAAGTGCGAGGGCTGCTCGAAAAGCATGGAGCACTAAAGCTTAGCCAGATTGACCCGGCCAACTATGCGGCCCTCTTGGCAGACGCGGAGGGGCTCGAATGAGCGGGCATGCGATTCTCTCCGCATCAAGTGCGCATCGCTGGCTGATCTGTACAAGGGCACCGCGGTTGGAACAGGAGTTTGCTGACAACAGCGGCGAGGCAGCTGCTGAGGGCTCCGCTGCCCACGCGCTGGCTGAACATAAGCTGAGGAAAGCTCTGAAGCAACGCTCGAAAAGGCCAGTCTCCAAGTATGACTCGGATGAAATGGAGACCTGTACCGATGACTACGTTGATTTCATACTGGAGATCATCGCGGAGTTAAAGCAAACCTGCTCTGATCCAACGGTCTTGATAGAACAGCGTTTGGATTTTTCACGCTTTGTGCCGGATGGCTTTGGTACAGGTGACTGTGTGGTCATTGGCGATGGAACGCTTCATATCATTGATTTCAAATTCGGATGGACCCTGGTCCACGCTGAAGATAATCCACAGATGAAGCTATATGCCATCGCAGCGTTGGAGCTATTTGACGGGATCTACGATATCAGCGAAGTGTCCATGTCAATTTACCAGCCGCGCCGTGAAAACGCTAGCACCTATACGGTGTTCAAGGAATCGCTCTATCAATGGGCTGAGGAGATCGTGATGCCGACTGCAAAAATCGCCTTTGAGGGCGGCGGCGACTTTGTGCCTGGTGAACATTGTCAGTTCTGCCGTGCAGCGGTCAAGTGCCGGGCGCGGGCTGAAGAAAAGCTGAACCTCGCACGGTTTGAGTTTTCCCTGCCGCCAATCCTCACGGACGACGATATCGAAGGGATCTTAGCAAAGCTCGATGACCTGACAGACTGGGCCAATGATATCAAGGCTTATGCCTTGGAAGCAGCACTCAACCACGGCAAGCGCTGGGGCGGCTTCAAGCTGGTAGCGGGACGCTCGAACAGAAGGTATACAAACGAAGAAGCCGTCGCTGAGGCTGCCAAGGCTGCGGGCTACCGCGATATTTACAGGCAATCCCTGATCACTCTCACCGAAATGGAGAAGCTGATGAGCAAAGCAAAATTCAGTGAAATCCTCGGTGAACTCATTGAAAAGCCGCCGGGGAAACCGGCGCTGGTACCCATAACCGACAAACGACCGGAAATCCATACATCCGCATAACAGGATTTTAAGGAGGAAACTTAACATGTCAAATACCGCAAATAAAACAAACACAGGGGTTAGGGTCAATCCCACCAAGGTTGTCACAGGCATCGTCCGTCTAAGCTATGCCAACGTTCACGAACCGAAAAGCATCAACGGCGGCGCAGAAAAATACAGCGTTTCCCTGATCGTCCCCAAGTCTGACGCCAAGACTATTGAGGCCATCAATAAAGCGGTTGACGCCGCGATCGAGGAAGGCCGCGGTAAGTTCGGCGGGAAGATTCCCAACAAAGCTGCGCTGAAGCTTCCTCTTCGTGACGGGGATATCGACCGCCCTGATGATGAAGCGTATGCAGGCAGTTATTTTGTGAACGCCAACTCCAATTCCGCCCCGGAGATCGTGGACAAGTCTCTGAACCCCATTATGAGCCGTTCGGAGGTTTATTCCGGGGTCTACGCGCGGGTCAGCATCAATTTTTATGCCTTCAACTCCAATGGCAACCGGGGCGTTGCCTGCGGTCTGGGCAACATCCAGAAGGTCCAGGATGGCGAGCCCCTGGGTGGTAGAACCAGTGCCGCGGATGATTTCGCGTCAGACTATGACGGCGATGACTTCCTTGGCTAAGGACATACGCTAAAAAGATGGATTGGGTGGCAGGATACCTTGCCGCCCTTTTCGCTATGGAGGAACTATGAAAACTCTCTCAATCGATATCGAAACATACGCCGGCACCGATCTTCCCAAGTGTGGTGTTTATAAATATGCTGAGTCCCCGGACTTTGACATTCTGCTGTTCGGCTATGCCATTGACGGTGGTGCTGTACAGATTGTTGACCTTGCCAGCGGTGAACACTTGCCGGAGGCAATCCTCAGGGCACTGACAGATGAAGAAGTGATCAAGTGGGCCTTCAACGCCCAGTTTGAACGGATCTGCCTTTCCCGCTGGCTGTCAAGGAAAGGACTGGCGCTGGATCAGAACAAATCTGAGAGCCAGTTCTTAAGCCCGGCATCCTGGCGCTGTACGATGGTTTGGTCAGCCTATCTGGGTTTGCCCCTTTCGCTGGAGGGGGCCGGAGCGGTATTGGGGTTAGAAAAGCAAAAGCTCAAGGAAGGTAAAGACCTGATCCGTTATTTCTCCATTCCCTGCAAGCCATCAAAGCTCAATGGCGGTCGGGAGCGCAACCTGCCGGCTGATGCTCCGGAAAAGTGGGAACAGTATAAAGCTTACAGTGCGCGCGATGTGGAGACCGAGCTTGAGATCCAAAGAAAGCTTCACAAGTTCCCTGTGCCGGATTTCGAATGGGAAAACTATATCCTCGATCAGGAAATCAACGATCGCGGCATCCTTCTGGATATGAACCTGGTCGGCGAAGCCATCCGCTTTGATAGCCGGGCCAAACAGGAGCTTACCTCTCTGATGCAACAAATGACTGCATTGGATAATCCAAACTCGGTCGCCCAAATGAAGGCTTGGCTGTGTGAGCAAGGTATGGAAACGGATACCCTGGGCAAGGCTGCCGTGAAAGAGCTCCTGAAGACAGCGCCTGAGCCACTCGGCCAGGTGCTGGAGCTCCGGCAGTCACTGGCAAAAAGCAGTGTGAAAAAATTCACGGCGATGCAGAAGGCGGTCTGCATGGATGGCAGGGTCCGCGGGCTGCTTCAGTTTTACGGAGCGAACCGGACCGGGCGCTGGGCAGGTAGGCTTGTGCAGGTGCAGAACCTGCCGCAAAATCATCTGTCGGATTTGCAACAAGCAAGACAGCTTGTGAAGCTAGGCCAGTATGAGGCGCTGGAAGCGCTCTATGATGCTGTGCCGGAGGTACTGTCGGAGCTGATCCGAACCGCCTTTATCCCCAAACCTGGCCATCAGTTTATAGTAGCGGATTTTTCAGCAATCGAGGCCCGCGTCATTGCGTGGCTGGCCGGCGAGAACTGGCGAAACGAGGTGTTTGCCAGCCATGGTAAAATCTATGAAGCCTCAGCCAGCCAGATGTTCCATGTTCCCATTGAAGAGATTAGCAAGGGCAGTCCCCTGCGGCAAAAAGGTAAAATTGCGGAGCTCGCGCTTGGTTACGGCGGCTCGGTCGGCGCGCTGAAAGCCATGGGTGCCCTGGATATGGGTGTTGCTGAGGAGGAGCTTCAGCCGTTGGTCAATGCCTGGCGCACAGCCAACCCGAATATCGTCCGGTTTTGGTGGGCTGTAGACAGGGCAGCCATGACGGCTGTCCGGGAGCGCTCTGCAACGGAAATCCACGGGATGCGATTTACATGCAGAAGCGGCATGCTGTTTATCACGCTGCCCTCCGACCGGCAACTTTCCTATATAAAGCCGAAAATAGGCCAGAATCGTTTCGGTAGTGATGCGGTAACCTATGAGGGCGTCGGTGCAACGAAGAAATGGGAGCGCATTGAAACCTATGGCCCTAAGCTGGTGGAGAACATCGTCCAGGCCATCTCCCGCGATATTCTCTGTTATGCGCTGCTGGCATTTAGGGCTTATCAAATCGTCATGCACGTTCACGATGAAATTGTAATCGAGGCAGATGATAAGCTTTCACTTCAAGATATATGCTCAAAAATGAGCGAAACTCCAGCCTGGGCAAATGGGCTTTTGCTTCGTGCCGATGGCTTTGTGTGCCCGTTTTATCAAAAAGATTAGAAAATTATAAAAAGACCGTCCGAAACCGTCCTTTCTCCTGGCTTAAAGCGAAGGCTCTCAAAAAAAGCTTCGCGCCTTCAGAAAGGACGGATCTTTGTATGGATAATTTGCAGGTTTTCTCCTACGAGGGGAAGGAAGTCAGAACGCTTCAAATTGGTGGCGAGCCATGGTGGGTTGCAAAAGATGTGTGCGATGTGTTTGGGGAGACAAATCGCAACCGTGCAATGCAAACCCTTGATGAGGATGAAAAGGGGTATACACAAATGAATACCCCTGGCGGAAATCAACAATTGGCTGTGGTAAACGAAGCTGGCCTGTATGCCCTGCTCTTTGCCATGCAACCAACAAAGGCACGTGGTGTAAGTGAAGCGTATATCGCTGACAGGGAACAAAAACTCAGGAATTTCAAGCGTTGGGTAACACATGAGGTTCTGCCAAGCATCCGAAAGCATGGAGCCTATCTCACCGCGGACAAGCTGGAAGAAATCATGAATGATCCGGATGCCTGGATCAAGGTACTGACCGCACTCAAGGAAGAGCGGCAGGCAAAGGAACGATTGCAGCTTCAGGCTGAGGCTGACAAGCCTAAGGTGGTCTTTGCCGATGCGGTGTCGGTGTCAGATGGAACCATTCTTATCGGTGAGCTCGCTAAAATCCTCAAAGGCAATGGTATCGAAATCGGCCAGAACCGTTTGTTCGAACAGCTGCGTCAGGAAGGCTTTCTGATTAAACGCAGGGGTACGGATTACAATGCACCGACGCAAAAGGCAATGGAGCTGGGACTTTTTAGGGTGAAGGAAACGGCCATCACGCACTCCGACGGGCATGTCACCATTTCCAAAACCACCAAGGTGACGGGCAAGGGACAGCAGTACTTTGTCAACTATTTCCTTGGCGATGGCAGCGGCTATGACAAATGAGGGGGGGAATTGGAATGAAGATAGCCGTCGGAAACAGCCGTATGGATAAGCAATGGAAGAATAAGGACATCACCTGGCCAGCTTTTAAGGATACGGTTCGAAATACGAAACGCACTACAGAAACGGTATCCGAGTTTCGCAAGATGACAAAGGCCCGTCAGGATGCCATTAAGGATATCGGCGGTTTTGTCGGCGGAGCCCTCCGCGAGGGAAAACGGCGTAGCGGATATGTGCTATGCCGGTCCCTGCTCACGCTGGATATGGATTATGCAACGCCGGACACCTGGGAACAGCTGGAGTCCCTGTATGACTGGGCCTGCTGCCTGTACTCCACCCACAAACATACGCCGGAGGCTCCGCGCCTTCGGCTGGTCATCCCGCTGGAGCGTGAGGTCAGTGAGGATGAATATCCGGCACTGGGCCGCATGGTGGCTAAGGAGATCGGCATCGATATGTTTGATGATACCACCTATGAACCTTCGCGCCTGATGTACTGGCCGTCCACCTCTTCAGACGGTGAATTCGTGTTTCAGGAAAAGGACGGTGCCCTACTCGATCCGGACACCTATCTCTCAAAATATGCGGACTGGCGGGATACCTCCATGTGGCCAACCTCAAAACGGCAGTCGGAGGTGATCCAGCACAGCCTGAAGCAGCAAAAGGACCCGCTCGAAAAAAGCGGGGTGGTTGGTGCTTTCTGCAGGGCGTACTCTATCGAAGAGGCCATCGCGGAGTTTTTGCTAGAGGTATATGAACCCTCTGCGATGGACGGTCGCTTTGATTACATTCCAGCAGACTCCAGTGCCGGCGTGGTGATCTACGGCGGTAAGTTTGCTTATTCCCACCATGCAACGGACCCGGTCTGCGGAAAGCTCTTGAATGCCTTTGATCTGGTTCGGCTCCACAAATACGCTGACCTTGAGGAAAAAGCTTCGTTTAAGGCTATGTCTGAATTTGCGGTTAAGGATACACGGGTAAAAGCACAGCTCACCCAGGAACGAAAGCTCCAGATTGAAGAGGAGTTTTCGGAAGACGAGGACTGGCAAAGCCGGCTGGAGCTTGAAAAGAACGGAAAAATCAAGGATACCCTTTCCAACATTTCAACCATTCTGCGGTATGACCCGGCGCTGCAGCCCATCGTATTTAATCAGTTCAAGAACCTGATTGACGTGATTAGTGAGCTGCCATGGCCGCAGGTCAAGCCCGGCTGGAGTGATACAGATCTAGCCTGCGCCAAGATTTATTTTGAGCGCAGTTATGGCATCTGGTCACCGACCAAGTTCAAGGATGCGCTGCTGGGCGTGGTATCAGTAGATCGCTTATACCACCCAATCAAAAACTACCTCAGCGCCCTTAAATGGGATGGCATGGAACGGCTGGATACGCTGCTGGTTGACTATCTCGGCGCTGAAGATACACCTTACGTCCGGGCAGTTACGCGAAAAACGCTGGTAGCGGCCGTGGCACGGATTTATCGGCCGGGGACAAAATTCGACTCCATCCTGGTACTGAACGGCTCTCAAGGCATCGGCAAGTCAACGCTGTTTTCCAAGCTGGGCGGACCTTGGTATTCCGACTCGCTGTCTATCTCCGATATGAAGGACAAGACAGCGCCGGAGAAACTCCAGGGCTATTGGATCCTGGAGCTTGGCGAGCTGGCCGGCATCAAGAAGATGGACGTGGAAACGGTCAAATCGTTCATTACCCGAACAGACGACAAATACCGGCAGTCCTATGGCGTATCTGTGGAAAGCCATCCGCGCTCCTGCATCATTGTCGGTACCACCAACTCGGATGGCGGTTTCCTGCGGGACATCACCGGCAACCGTCGATTCTGGCCTGTGCGCGTCATGGGGCATGGGAAGCATTATGCCTGGGAGCTTTCCGAGGTAGACCAGATCTGGGCTGAGGCGATTGAACGCTATCAAGCCCATGAGGAGCTTTTCCTTAAGGGCGCTCTGGCTGAGGAGGCTGTCACACAGCAGCGGGATGCCATGGAAAGCGACGACCGTGAGGGCTTGGTTGCTGAATACCTGGAGGTTTTGCTGCCGGATGGCTGGGACAAGCTGGACCTCTACCAGCGCCGCAACCATCTCAATGGCGGCGAGTTTGGCGAGCCGCTCAAGGCTGGCACCGTCAAGCGGAGCCAGGTCTGCGTCATGGAGATCTGGTGCGAGTGCTTCTGCAAGGCCAGAGAATCCATCCGAAAGGGTGACTCCTATGAAATCGAAGGCATCTTGAATAAAATCGGCGGCTGGAAAAAGTTTGACGGCAATAAGACCGGTAAAAAGCATGTGCCGCTGTATGGACCTCAACGGGTGTTTGTTCGTTCCGAAGGGGAGGTGTAGCGCATGCCCATGAAGCTTATCGGGGGCAAGGCACATACGATGGGCAAAGTCGCAAGCCCCGAATTTACCAGGGTTCAAAGCGTGCTTGTTCCCATTGTGCCAATCACTCATCTATTCAATGTTGTAGTTATAAGTAGTGAGGGAGTAATAGGCACGGTTAAGCGCATATACGCGCGTAAGAGTTTTAACTGCTTGGGCATAGACATGGGCACAGGGAGGTTCTGATGCGTGAAAAATTGACGGAACAAAAGCTGGTTCGGGCGGTGAAGAATGCCGGTGGGATTGCTGTGAAGTTTGTCTCGCCTGGGTTTGATGGAATGCCGGACCGCCTTCTTCTTTTGCCGGGTGCAAAAATAGCCTTCATTGAGGTGAAGGCGATGGGCTGTAAACCACGGCCCTTGCAGAGAAAAAGGCATGAGTTGTTAAGGGCCTTGGGCTTTTCGGTGTTTGTGCTAGATGATGAACGGTTGATTGGGGGGATCATCGATGCAATACAAGCCTCATGACTATCAGGCTTTTGCTACCGAGTATATCCTCCAGCATCCGGTTGCCGCGATCCTGTTATCCATGGGCTTGGGCAAAAGCGTGATCACCTTGACAGCGCTGTTCGATCTGTGTCTGGACAGCTTTGAGATCGGCAAAGTGCTGATCATTGCACCTTTACGTGTCGCCAGATCGACCTGGCCCGAGGAGATTCAGAAATGGGATCACCTGCAGGGCCTAACCTACAGCGTGGCAGTCGGTTCGGAAGTCGAACGGAAAACGGCGCTGCGGCAGCAGGTCAGTCTGCACATCATCAACCGGGAAAACGTGCAGTGGCTGGTGGAACAAAGCGGCCTGCCGTTTGACTACGACATGATCGTGGTCGATGAGCTGTCGTCCTTCAAATCTTACCAGGCCAAACGCTTCCGAAGCCTGATGAAGGTCCGGCCCATGGTCAAACGTGTCGTCGGGCTCACCGGCACCCCTTCCGCCAACGGTCTGATGGATCTCTGGGCAGAGTTCCGGCTGTTGGATCTGGGCAAACGCCTAGGGCGATTCATCACCCATTATCGGGATGAGTTCTTCACTCCGGATAAACGAAACGGACAGCAGATTTTCACCTACAAACCGAAACAAGGAGCTGAGGATGAGATTTTCCGGCGGATATCCGACATCACCATCTCCATGAAAAGCACCGACTACCTGCACATGCCGGAATGCGTCATGAACGAGATGCACGTCGAGCTTTCCTCTACAGAACAGGAGGCTTATACGAGGATGAAACAGGATCTGGTTGTACAACTGCGGGACGGAGAGATAGATGCCGTTAACGCTGCGTCGCTATCCGGCAAGCTTTGCCAGATGGCCAATGGCGCTGTGTACGGGGAAGATCATCAGGCGGTTGTGTTTCACGACCGAAAGCTGGACGCGTTGGAGGATCTTCTCGAAGCAGCGAACGGCAATCCCGTGCTTATCGCTTATTGGTTCCGGCATGACCTGGAACGGATTCGGAAACGGTTCGCGGTACGGGAGATTCAAACCAGCCAGGACATCAACGACTGGAATACCGGTAAAATCCCCATCGCCATCATCCATCCTGCCTCCGCCGGTCATGGACTGAATCTGCAGGCGGGCGGTTCAACGCTGATCTGGTTCGGGCTGACATGGTCGCTGGAGCTTTACCAGCAAACCAATGCCAGGCTCTGGCGGCAGGGCCAGCAGGCGGATACGGTCATCATCCACCACATCATCACCAAGGGTACGATCGACGAACAAGTCCTGAACGCGCTGCAGTGTAAGGACAAAACGCAGGCCGCCCTGATCGACGCGGTGAAGGCACAGCTGGAGGTGCGACAGTGATCGCCGACAGCGGGTACCGGGATCTGGCGGACGCCATCATCTTGCAGGCGGTGACGGATTACCGCCGTGCGTACTGGAAACTGCGCCTGTGCAAGCATCACAAGGAAGCACAGGAAATCATAGCGGAGTGCGAAGTTTTTTTCCGATCCACATGGTTCTCGACGTTATGTAATCTGGATGGAGAACAGCTGCTGCAGGATCTCAAACGGGAAATGAAATGACAGGAGGGCTGTTTATGACAGCAAAGGAATACTTGAACCAAGCCTATCGTCTCGACCAACGGATTACCAGCAAACTGGCGCAGGTCGAATCGCTCCGCTCCCTGGCCCAGCGGGTCACGTCCGCCTATGACAGCGAGAAGGTATCCCATACCCGAAACGTCACCGCCATGGAGGATACGATTCACCGGCTGATGGAGGCAGAGGCGGAGCTCAACGATACGATCGACGCGCTGGTCGATTTGAAGCGCGAGGTGTACGCCACGATCCAGAAGGTGAAAAGCCCGGAGTTTCAGCTGCTGCTGGAGCAGCGGTACCTGTGCTATAAAAGCTGGAGTGAGATCGCCGCCTGCCTGAATCTGGAGGAGCGCTATGTCTACAAGGTTCACGGGCGCGCGCTGCAGACCGTCGAAAAAAATATGGAAACGGTGCAAAAAGACATGAAAAGACAGTATAAGACACCCGCCCCGGTATGATATGGTATACTCGGCAAAGCAGAATCCAGAAGCCTTCGCGGGTAAACCGCGGAGGTCATTTCTTTGGGAGGACCTATGACCGCACAGCAATTTATCCGTTCCCTGAAGCCCTATCGTGGCAAGCTGCCCGTCCAGACAATCCGAACACTCCGCGGGCAGGCACTGGCGGGCGATGTGGAAGGTGCCAGGCGCGGGCTTGCCCGGCTGTTGCATGCAACGACCGCAAAACGTTATATTACTTGACTTTGTTGCCTACCCGAGTGATGAATGTCATACCCAAATCAAAGGAGGTATGATCATGATTCTGGAAACGAACACCACAGACCGCAAGGCGCTGGTGCACCACATCGCTGAGATCCTGAACACTAAACCCGAATACGCTGGTATGCCCACCTGCGCCTACCATATTGGCGCGGTGACCATCGACAAGCAGGGAAACATCATCATGGAGGACGCGGAGATGCCGGAAGCCCTGAAGCCCTTCCTGATTGAACAAGGATATCTTGTGGAGGAAGGAACGAAGGTTCCCGAACGGATGGAGATCAGCGTTCCTGCGTCAATGACGATCGAGGCACTTACGAATCTGATCTTCCTGCTGTACAGCAAGCAATACCTGTTGAACCGATCTGTCGGGAGCGGATTTCTTGTCATCCCGGACACGCTGGTCAGCCGCTTGCAGGAGTACCGGCCGGACAGCCCGGAGGTGTTCTCCGGACTGCTGAACGAGTACCGCGAACAAGGTTCTCTGGATGGCTTTGATTACCGGGATGGAAAAGCCACGCTGAGCTTCCCCTTTGACGAGCAACGTCCCGAGCTCTGGGCAGCCTACGCCAACCTATTGAACCGCATCGTCATAGCTGTTCAGTGCGCCAACCGAGTACAACCAAAGCTGCAGAAGCCTGAGAACGAGAAATACTTCATGCGTTCCTGGCTCCTGCGCCTTGGATACGGTGGCGAGGATATGAAAACGGAACGTAAACTGCTGCTTTCCAACCTGAACGGGTCAGCTGCCTTTCCCACTCCGGAGGCCGCTGAACGTCACAAGGAGAAATACGCTGAGCTTCGCCAGCAAGCAAAGACCAAACAGCCGGAGGAGTAACACCTATCCCCTTAGGGGTGGGGGGCCTCCAATCGCTGTCAACGCTTCGACGGAGACCGCAGCCCCCTCTCGCGTGAGTTTCCGCGAAATTCGGGGAGGGGGGTATCAACCAAATATTGACTCAGCAGCCGCTTAATGCAGCGGCTGTTTTCCTGTCCACCAAAAAACACCGGAGGATACACCATGAACACAGCCATGAACCTGCAGCGGATCCCTGTTGAGCAGCTTAAGCCCGCACAGTACAACCCGCGGAAAGACCTGAAACCAGGCGACCCCGCCTATGAAAAGATCAGACGGAGCCTGAACACCTTCGGGTACGTGGACCCGGTGATTTGGAACGAGGCGACAGGAAACATCGTAGGCGGTCATCAGCGCTTCAAGGTGCTGGTAGCCGAGGGCGCGACAGAGATCGACTGCGTAGTGGTGCATATCGAAAACCCGCAGGACGAAAAAGCGCTCAATGTTGCGCTCAACAAAGCCGTCGGTGAATGGGAGCCCGTGGCCCTGGCCGATCTGCTCGCCGACCTGCAGACGTCCGGCTACGACGTGGGCGCGACAGGGTTTGACGCCGCCGAAATCGACGATCTGTTTTCCAAGGTCCATGACAAGGATGTGCAGGATGACGACTGCGCGATTGACCCGGACGCCATTACGCCCTTCGTGCAGTCGGGTGACCTCTGGACACTGGGCAGGCATCGGATGCTCTGCGGCGACGCCACCAATGAAGCCGACGTGCACCGGCTCATGGACGGCGTCAAAGCCAACCTCGTCGTGACCGATCCCCCTTACAACATAGCATACGAAAGCGCGGATGGAAAAACCATTCAAAATGACAATATGTCGGACAGCAAATTCTATGAGTTTCTGCTGTCGGCGTTTCGGAACATGGCGGCGCATATGGCTGAAGGCAGTTCTGTGTACGTCTTTCACGCGGATACCGAGGGGCTCAACTTCCGGCGTGCGTTTCAGGAGGCAGGCTTCCATATCAGCGGTGTGTGCATTTGGGTAAAGAACGCGCTAGTGCTGGGCCGCTCACCCTACCAGTGGCAGCATGAGCCGATATTGTTCGGCTGGCTGCCCAACGGCAAGCATAAATGGTTCTCAGACCGAAAACAGTCCACTATCTGGAACTTCGACAAGCCCAAGCGCAGCGCGGAGCATCCGACCATGAAGCCCGTGCCGCTGCTGGCATATCCCACTAAAAACAGCTCCGCCCCCAACGGCATCGTGCTGGACACCTTTGGCGGCAGCGGATCGACGCTGATCGCCTGTGAGCAGACGGACCGCATTTGCCGGATGATCGAGCTGGATCCCAAGTACGCCAGCGTCATCGTGCAGCGGTTCCACACCGATTATCCGGACGCGCCTGTCAGCGTGCTCCGCGGAGGGGAGGTGCAATCCTATGAGGAGATAGTGAAGTAACAGCAGAAAGGAGGTGTAGCCGTTGGCCACGCGCGGCAGAAAACCAAAGCCCACCGCAATCAAAATGCTGGAGGGAAATCCGGGCAAACGTCCGCTCAACGTAAAAGAGCCCACCCCGCCCAAGGGGAATATGAAGTGCCCGGTCTGGCTTCTGCCCGAAGCGAAAAGAGAGTGGAAACGGCTGGCCTCCCCGCTGGAAGCGATGGGTGTGTTGACCATGGTCGACCTGACGGCCTTTGCCGGCTATTGCCAGGCATATGCCCGCTGGCGGGAAGCCGAGGAATTCATTACCCAGCATGGATCCATCTTCAAAACCCCTTCTGGGTATGTGCAGCAGGTGCCGCAGGTATCCATTGCGCAGCAGAACCTGAAAATCATGCAGTCCTTCTGTACGGAGTTTGGCCTGACGCCCGCAACCCGCGCACGCATCATCGCGGCCGGCGGCAAGGATGACGGGATGGCAGAAGATCCGATGGAACAGCTGCTGAAGGGAGGCTGGCAGCATGGCATTCAGTGAAGAAAAGGCAAACCGTGTCATTGGCTTTATCGAATGCCTGCGGCACACCAAGGGCGAGTTTCATGGGAAGCCGTTTCTGTTACTGCCCTGGCAGAAGAAAATCGTCACGGATGTGTTCGGGACCATCCGGGAAGAGGACCTCAGCACCCGGCAATATTCCAGCGCCTATATCGAGATCCCCAAGAAAAACGGAAAAAGCGAGCTGGGCGCGGCGCTGGCGCTCAATATGCTGGTCAATGACGACGAATGGAAGGCTGAGGTGTATTCCTGCGCGTCCGACCGGCAGCAGGCGGCCATCGTGTTTGATGTGGCCGTTGACATGGTCAAACAGTCCCCGGCGCTCAGCAGGCGCATCAAGATCATCCCCTCCACGCGACGTATGGTATATCAACCCACGGGGAGCATTTATCAGGTGCTGTCCTCGGAGGTCGCCACCAAGCACGGTCTGAACGTCAGCGCTTGTATCTTTGATGAGCTGCATACCCAGCCCACCCGCGCGCTCTACGATGTGATGACGCAGGGTTCCGGTGACGCGCGCAGGCAGCCGCTGTGGTTCTTCCTGACAACCGCGGGTACCGACCGCAATTCCATCTGTTGGGAAGTGCATCAGAAGGCGATCGATATTCTGGAGGGCCGGAAGG